GGTGGGGGTCTTACTCTTACTCTCTCTCTTACTCTTCTCTTTCTCTACTCTACTCTTCTCTGTAGTAGCATCTTGCAAGCGTTCTGCTAGCATATTGCTATCTTCAATAAAAAAGCCATTATCAATAAAAGGCTTAATAGATGAAATGACTTCTTTTTCGGTCATTCTTAGTCTAAAAGCTATTTCTTCGGGTGACTTGTGGATAACTCCATCATGCGACTCACTTGCTAGCAACCAAAGCATTGGTGCTATAGCTTTGCTAGCAACAGGCAAGCGTTGAAATGCCATATCATCAAGCAAGTTTTTGTGGAGTTTTATCCAAGGTGGGGAGCGATGTTTATAGTGCTGAAAATTGTCCCAGTTTTTAGGAATTAGCTTCATTTTCAGCCTTTCTCAAGGCTACTTCAGCCATGTTTGCTTCTGCTTGAGCTATTAACTGATTTGCATTTTTTACAACACTTCTAAATTGGCCAATGGTCAAACAAACTATTTTTTCTTCTTGATCAAAAGATAAATCGCCATTAGATTTAAAACAGATTTTGCCTAAAAAACCAGCATAGACTTCTATGCCGTCTTGCGGTGGGAATTCCAACATATTGTATCCTCGGTCAAAAGGTAGTCATTAAAAATGGTAGGCAGACTGGTGACTAATCAGCTTTTCGCAGAATCCTCTGCTAGCCATACCCGTACTATTCTAACTCAGGCCAAATAATTTTATAGTTATTTGGAAACAACGCTTTTCTAGTAATTAAACCGTGGCTTTCTTTTTCTAAGGTAGCTGCCAAAATTACCATCTTATCCATTGGAATATCACCGTTTTGCCACATTGATACAGCTGGCACAGATACCCCAACTATCTTGGATATACGGGTTGGCCCACCTAAAAGTTTAATTATTGCAGTTGCGTTCATGTAAGCTATCTTAACTTATTTACAAAATAATTGCAAATAATTGTTGACATAGTGTTTAAGGTGGCTTAATATTCTTTTACGGCACTAAGTCGTGATAACAGAAAAAGGAGCTCTTATGAGTGAAATAGAAACGCAACAGCAAGACTTCAACAGCTTCCAAGAACACTTGGAACGCATCTTTAAAGACCTAGAAGATGGGGTCACATTAACTCTTGATGAAATTGGTGACCTTAGATATGCCTGTGGATTACCGTCACCTGTAAGGAAAAACCCTGTATTAACCGCAGTCTTTGATGACTTTTCTAACATTTTTGGAGCTACAAAATGATTATTTCAGATAACAGTAAGGAATTTAAAATCGCACCTGCAGGCCTTCATATGGCACGCTTATATTCAATTATTGATTTGGGCCACCAAGCCACAGAATGGGCAGGAGAAACCAAAATCATGCACAAAGTGGTGTTTACTTGGGAGTTGCATGGTGACGATGATTCAGGCCAACCGCTAAAAACAGACGATGGAAAGCCCCTAATCGTGTCTAAGCGATATACCGTTAGTTTAGGTGACCAAGCTAGATTAAGGCAAGACCTAGAGTCATGGTCAAATAAAAAGATGAGTCCTGAAGATAGAAAAAACTTTGACCTCAAGGGCTTGTTGGGCAAGTTCTGCATGGTAAACATCACCCACAGCGAAGATGGTAAGTACGCTAATATCTCAGGCATCAGCCCTGTTCCATCAGCTTTGCGTAATGTTCAGCCTGAAGGCATTAATCCTACATTGCACTTTTGGTTGAATGAGTTTGATCAGGCAAAGTACGATGCCTTGCCAAAGTATTACAAGGAAAAGATTGCAGAATCTTCTGAGTGGCGAGGGCAAAAGAAGTCAGAGCCTGTACCTAACGATATGCCTGACGATATTCCATTTTAATTTTTAGGGGGAAAGTGCTACCGACACGAGTACCCCACCTAATTATGAACAGAAAAGAATTACTACAAAAGAAATTATTGGAGAAATTAGCCATTACACCTATGACACGCACAGAAATGGCTGATTTTCTAGGGGTATCGGTGGTTTTTATTGCTAGATACATCACCCAATTGCGTACATCAAAGAAGATATATTTGCATCATTACGAGAGAACTCCCAGGGGCAAGCCAAGGTCATTTTATGCCACAGGTAACTTGCCTGATGCACCTGAATTAGCCCCAATCCCTCAACATGAGCTACAAAAGCGTTATAGGGAACAGGCTCATGGCAACACAAAGCCTAAAAAATTCTCACCACGCATGGATGAGGCAGCAAGTTGGATGTTTAACCCAAAATGATGACTATATTGTGGGTGGTATTGGGCGGTATTGGAATGTTGGCCTTGGCCATATTGTCTATTTTGTTTGCCCTTTGGTGGACACAGAATGACTAAGATAGCCATTAGAACCGCTTGGGTTGCGTTATTTATTGTTTTAGTGGTCTTGGCTTATGGTCATGGCTACAAAAGCGGTAGAAACGCTCAATTAGATTTTGAAGATGTATTAAAGATAGCTAAATCGCAATTTACTTGCAGAATGGAAATCAAATGAAACCAATACCTAGAATTGAAAATGATGAGTTTATGAGGGTGCAATATGTTGTTGATAAGTTTGAGCCAATTATTGAATACCGAACCATCAAACGAGAAAAAGTAGGCACTTGGTTGCTTGGGTTGTTACCTGTTTACAGATACTTTTATAGCGATTGGAGCGAAAAATGAAACCTGTTGGATGGTGGAACAAAAATCGAAGAATTCATTGGCAAGATGCAATTTTAGAAACACAAGAAGGCGATTGGAATACCCCACTCTACACCGCACCAAGAGAGTTAAGTGATGAGGAAATAATTGAAATAGGTAATGCAGTTGTAAACCTTATTGATTCCAATGAAGGATGGATTGAATTTGCTAAAGCAATACTAAAGAAAGCGAATGAGAAATGATAGTTAAAGAAAAGGTACAAGAAAATGGCCATTGGTACACCAAAGACGGCAGTCCAGCCTATACAACCATTGGTAAGACTGGCGAAAGACCGACCACGCTACGAGATGCAAGAAAACTTGGACTTCTACCAAGTGTTACAACAATCAATGGAATGTTATCAAAAGCAGGGCTTGATACATGGAAACAGCAACAAGTCCTCTTAGCAGCATTAACTCTACCAAGACAAGACGGTGAACCTGAACAAGAATGGTTAGCCCGTGTGATGCAAGATTCCAAGGCTACTGGTCGTGAAGCAGCGGAACGAGGCACAGCCATTCATGCAATCATTGAAGCGTACTTTGATCAGGTATATATGCCTGAAAAGCCAGCGTATCTAAGCAATATTGATAAAGCCTTGAGTGATGCGTTTGGCGAGCAATTGTGGCTTTCAGAGAAGTCTTTTGGCCATCCGCTAGGGTTTGGTGGTAAATGCGATTTAATGTCTAAAGACGGCTTTATTGTGGACTTCAAAACCAAAGAAACTGACTTGGATAAAGTTGATGTTTACTTTGAACATGAGATGCAACTAGCTGCCTACCGTGAAGGCCTTGGTATGCCAACAGCTAGAAGTGCCATCGTGTTTGTCAACGGTAAGACCAATCAAGTAAAACTAATCGAAATATCCCAAGAAAAACTACAAAGTGGGTGGGAGTGTTTTGAACATTTACTACGGGTTTATCAGATTAAAAACGGAATATAATTAGGTATGGGTGGCAGGTAAACAAAATTTACACTCCTTCACGGGACTGTCACCCATGGTCTTGGACACGCAGACATAAAAGCGATGTGGGTTTGGGTGGAATCCCCATCTTTATAAGGGCGTTAAGCCACCAAAGTAGGATGCAGTAAGTTAGGGTTTTTGTGGCTTTCCACCTAACAGCTAGTAACTGCCAAATACTGCCCTGTTGTTTTTACGCAACATATTAGGGTTTTCCTTAGAAAAATACCTTGCATTGTTAAGTCATCTTAAGTATTCTGTCATTACTCAATACCGAGTGAGATAGGAGAAACAAATGGAAAACTTTGAATACGATTACGATGGCATCAAATTAGACATTCACTACCATACAGAAGATGGTGATGACAGCGTTGGTATGTTTGGTGTGCAGGTTTATGTAGAAGGCGTATTTCACAAAGGTGAGGACATCACCGACCTTATTAGCAAATCTACTTACGAGTTTCTTGAATCTGAGCTAATGGAGTATGTAAATGGTTGATATTCTAAAAGGCTTGTTTTTAGGTGTTTGCTTCTTTGTTATCCCATTGACTGTTTGGGTAATCCGTACAGGTGGCCTATGAAAGATTTAATAGAAGGCTTCCTTGTAGCGATAGGCATATACATCTTGTTCTTTGGTGCTATTTACTTGGTTAATTAAGATGCAATACAAGAAGTTTGACCAAGCATTGCATGACCAATGTGATCCACCAGCTAGGGAAGCGGTAGCCACATGGCTAGAGAATCTTTGGTATGTTGATGCCCAACCCAACCCTGACAAATATGCAGTTGACTTGGTATTGACCAAGAATGGCGAGCATATTGGCTATGCTGAAGTAGAAGTTAGGGATTGGAATATGAACTTCTGCCCCTACAACACAATCCACATAGCTCAACGCAAAGAAAAGCTATTTAAGCACCCTAGAACCACAATGTATGTAGTCACTAAAGACTACACCCATGCCTACTGGATAAAGGCTTACAAGATTAAAGATTGCCCATTAATAGAAGTTCCCAACACCGCAGTTGCTAAAGGTGAATACTTCTATGATGTTCCCAAAGACCTATGGAAGTTTGTAGATCTAAGGGAAGTTTTTTAAACAACCTTGGCGTATTCGGCAGCAGTTAAAACACCTGATACATACTTATTCTGTGGTTTAAATATGGTTAGGAATTGACCACGCATTTCAGGTGCAAACGACACATGAACCCAAACTCCAAATTCATGGATAACCTGATCCACCTGAATGTCTGATTCTTTTATTGCTTTTGCAACCTCAAAAGGCGTGCCATAACCTGAACAAGTAAAGTCAATAGCCCACCCATCCATGTGGCTTGATTTAGCAGCCCCACCAATCGCTTGATTAAGAGCTGGTAGGCGTAACCATGAACTAACTCTGATTGGCTTGCCTAAGAGCTTTCTAATGGCTTCCATGCCTTCTGCTGCCACCTTCATGTTCTCTAGTTGTTCAGAACTTGGTTCGTTAGGAATCCCCATGCGAACAGCAGTTTCGCTAAATGTAGCTTCTTCTAAGGTAAAGTTAATTGATAAGTTCATTTTTTGCTTCGCATATCCATGACTTTTTCAACAGTACGGCCACCAAAGTAAGCCAACATGATTAACTGCCCCCACTCGCCTAGTAGCTTTACATAGGCTTCATTAACATTTACTCCCCATGCACTCATAACCGCAAAGGCAGAATAAGCCAATAAAATATAAACCAAGGTCATTGGGCGAATGTTTTTAGATAGCCATGAATCTGACTTCATATCAGCTTCCCAACGCTTGCTTGTTTCTTGCATAGCCACTTGGTCTGCCTGTAATTCAGCAATGCGACCTTCTTGTTGCATCTTTAGCAATTCAGCTTGGGCTTTGGCTTTGGCTTCAGGATCAGGCACAAACTTGTCCAAAACCTTCATGCCAACATCTAA